TAACAACAATCTAGAGCCTACCGGCACTAACTAGCAATAATAACTAATAGATAACTATACAGTAATCATAGTTAGAAGAATAGAGAGAGGTAAAACAAATGGCTAAAATCGATTACAAGAAATTCGATACAGTGCTAGGGGATAACTGGCACGCAGTAGTGGATGGTTCATGGTTGTTCTATCCATGCGGTGAAAACTTGGACGAGGTCAAAGCGTTTGTCGAGACCCACAAAGAAGCCGTAATCAACAAACGCAATAGCAGTGAAAACTACGGTTTGGCTTATCACATTTGCGGTTACAACAGGGACGCTCAACAACGTCTAGTTGACGAATGGGCTGAGCGTGGTGTCCATGTATTCTAGGAGGCAAACATGACTAATCAAGAACGCTATGAGGAAGATTTGAAAATCATTCCCGAAGGCGGAAGTAAAGCTTACGTCATTGATGGATTCAATGCTTGTATCAGAAGGCATGGATATATTGGACATTTATGCGGATATGTCGAAGTGCCTGACGGATTGGATATCGACATTGACGAAATTTACTGTCACGGTGGTATTACATTCAATGACTGTTGGGACGAGCTCCCGACTGACGGCCACTATATCGGTTTCGATTGTATGCATTTCGGAGATTGGGACCCACTCTTAGCTAGCAATGGGTGGTCATCTGTCAACTACACTTACAAAGACAGCGAGTTTGTCTTAAACGAAATCAAAAACATTATTAAGCAACTAAAGGAGAAACAAAAATGAAATTATTCGGATGGATTTGGTCAAACAAAAAACAAGAAACTGAAACTTACGTAGTTCCACAATGGGAATCTTACACAGCTAAGGCTAGACGTTACAACCTAGATCATGGCCTACCAGAAGACAAACTAGTGGGGTAACTCATGAAGCTATTAAAGAAATTGCTAACCAGAAAAAAACCCAAACAGCAAGAGCCATTCTTTGAGTGGGTGGAGACACCCGAAGAAAAGCAAGAACGGCTCAAGCAGAAATGTAGCAAATAACATCAACTTTTCAGCGTGCAGCCATGGCCCTGCCGTGGAGTGTAACTTATACCCATAATTTTTCCCCAAAAAATTAACACTTTACTACCCACACAAAAATCTTTCTAAAAAAAACATATTTACAAAGCGGCGAGGTTGTGGGTGCACGTTGAGAGCACTAAAAAAAGCATGGGTTAGGGCCCATGCAAGAAAATTATACCAAGGAGATTATACCATGATTTCACAAACAATTGCAAAACCATCTTACGTTAAGACTAAAGCTTTCGGGTTGTGCGGCACGCTAGCGATTGCTACAGCTTTATTGATTGGGGCTGGGGCAGTATCAGCGGACGAAACCACTCAACCGGTGGTGGATACACAACCAGCGGCGTCTAATGTCTACACCGCTGATAACGGCGGCAACATTACAGTGGCACCGTCTGAAACAGTGGCAGAAACACCAAAAGTGTTGGCCCCAGCACCGGTGGAATCTCAACCGATTGCAGAAACTCCAGCAACAACTACAGAAGTAGCTCAACCAGTAGCTGAAACACCAGCGGCACCTACTACAGTTACTAAATCGGGTGACACAATCAACGTTGAAAATCCAAACGTTGAGGTTACTTTCCCTAACGGCAATGGTAAATACTCACCATTCGAAGTTGAATACAAAGATATTCAGATTCCGGACGATGTGCCGGTTAACGAGGGCGACAAGGTTACTTTTGACTTACCTGAAGAAGTGAAATTCCAAACCTCTTACGAGTTTGATGTACATAACCCTGAAAAAGCAGTAGTTGGTAAAGCTACAGCAGACGCCACCACTAACAAAGTAACCACTGTATTTAACGACTATTTCAAATCACACCCTTTGAATAAGATCATGAACTTGAAACTAGATGCAAGTTGGACAGATAAAGTTGTATCTGGCAAGCCAGTAAATGTCAACTTTAACGGTACTGTGGTAACAGCTAATATTGGTTCAGAGCAAGTCATTGGCAAAGATGAATTGATTGCTAAATGGGGATTTCAAGACAAAGAAGACCCTACTGTTATTAATTGGACAGCTCGTGTGAACTATGCCAAACGTGTACTAAACTATGTATCAATCATTGATACCATGAGCGATAATCAAAAGCTAGTTGATGATTATTTTGAAATCAAGAACATTGAAAGTTTAGATCCTTGGGTTGAGAAAGGCTCAGCTATGGACTTAGTTAAGTCTATCTCAAAATCAGAGCATGGCTTTGAAATCAAAATGGACCGTTTAGACCACATGATTTACTTGTACTACAAGACTAAACTTGTAAATGCTGTAAAAGATAGCACCAACCCTACTAACAAGATTGAGCTAAAAGCTGAATCAGACGGTGCCGTCTCATATACGAAGATTCAACTAGTCGGTGGTAAAGGTGATGCCAGCGGCGAGAACAAACCGGAGCCAACGTTTGAAATTCCTCGTGAAGCTCCAAAAGTTGACATCCCGGAATTTGAGGGTGGCATTCCAGGTATCCCAGAAGTGCGTAAAAAAACTGAGTACACAGAGCCAATCGGAACAGTGCCAAATGATGCCCCAGTATTAGATAAACCAGAGTGGAACGGTGGAACAGTACCGTTTGACGCTCCACAATACGACAAGCCCGAATGGAACGGGGGCGTTATTCCTAATGATGCGCCACAGTATGATAAACCCGAATGGCATGGCGGAACAACTCCATTCGATGCACCAAATATTGATAAACCTGAATGGTCAGGCGGTGTCGTACCTAATGAAGCTCCAATCCTCGATAAACCTGAGTTGATTATCGAGATTCCTGAAGAACCAGTTAAACCAACTACGCCATCAGAAAACACCCCTAACAAGCCCGTAACACCTCGTGAAGATAAAGAGGTACAAACTACCACAGTTACTTACAAACTCGAATCTGAGCCAAAACAAGTGGCAAATACGCCAGTTTATAAAGCCACACTTCCTAACACTGGTGAAAAAGAAGGAATTGCTAGCACTTTAGGACTTGTAGTCATTGCAGCAGGTATCACAGCACTAACTCTTGGATTTAAGAAATATAACGAAAAATAATTAATTTTGCAGTGGTGGGAGGGCAGGCATTAAACATGGAACGAGAAACATACGAGGTCGAAAACCGTTGGCGGAACAAGTACATGAATTTAGGTCGTGAGCTGGGCGAAATCATAAATAGTCAGCAAGACAGAATCTTGTCATTGTCTCACGAAAATAACAAGCTCAAACGGGAGCTTTGGCACCTAAAAAAGTCAAAGGGCAAGAAATGGCTCTAAAATCGCTTGTAACCGCCCTAAATAATTTAGTGACACAATTACACTAGACAAACGGTAAAACGGCAAATAACCCCCAAAATTTGAGAATTAGGGGTATCTGAAAAGGATATGACATGGCAAAAGGAAAATACAAGAAGAGACAAAAAAAGTACCAAATCGATAGAGAAATCGAAAATGTATGCAATCGGTTTGAAGACGCCGATGCCCTAAAAAAAGATTTTGAGGAAGCAAAGAAAATAGTCGAAAACCACTATTTTGACCTTCCTAAACACTTCAAAGAAACAGTAGCGTTTACATTCTATGCAAAGATGATCGCTTCAACAGCAATTGGTATGCACTTTGCGTTAAGGGTTTTGGAAAACAAAGAAGCTAAAAAAATCGACGAGATTTTAGGCTACACAACCAACTATCCAAAAGCGTCAGCAGAGAACACTATCAAAAGACCGACACAACGGAATTTAAAGATATTGATGGGAATCATCGAAGCGCTAGGACATAGGTTGAAGAAATTCAGAACACCTTGGGAGGATGTGACCACAAATTACAGAATTGATGTCAACAAACATATAATCGATAGTTTTGAAATGTTCGGTTATACATTCGAGGATGACGAAGCTGTTGTGAAAGAAACAGAAGATGTTAGTCAAAATACTACTATCGGTCAAGAAGTAATGGAACAAGAAGCCGTTGTTAAAGTTTCGTTGAACGGGGAAACATTGTTTCTGCCTCAAAACGCAACTATGCTTGAATTCTTGAAAGCAGTAAAAACAAGGACGGAGCAAAAAGTGACGGTAACTAGAATGATAGAGACTGAAATTGAAATATAAAGAGGATGACATGGAAGAAATGACATTCACAGAGTTGCAGCAAAAAATGCAACTCGAAAAAAAGAAAGAAGGGACTGCCAAGTACGCTTCAAGGCACGTCGAGGACATTTACGACGCTTTTAAAAGCTTGAAATCAAACTGGAGCATTGTCGTCAACTACGACCTAGTCGAATTTTCTGGGAAAGCTTTTATCAAGGCTATTGCAACGGCATCTAACCGAGAGGAAAAAGAGCAAGCAGTAGCGTTCGCAGAACTATCCCCCGTACCGATTTTGAAAACCCGCAACGGTGATTTAAAACAAATGAATGAACCGCAATGGGTAGGAGCAGTACAATCATACGCCGGCAAGTACGCCTTGCAAGCACTATTTGCAATTGGTGAGGAAGATGTGGACCATTTTGAAGTGGCAGAGGAGAGCTTGAGACCAAACCAACCCCACAACCCACAACCGCATCAAAACCAACAACCGCAACAAGCACGCTACGAGTCAAGAAACAATCAACAACCTAACTTCATCAGCAACGAGCAACACGACCTAATCATGCAGCAAATCAATGAGCTAGCTCTAATTACTGGTCAAGCAACCGAAACAGTAGCTAATTACTACTTGAAGAAGTACAAGCTCAACGATTTCCATGAATTGCTTGTGGCAGGTTTCAACGTGGTAAGCAACGACATCCAAACACAAATCAACAACAGAAAAGGATAAGAAATGAAGGACGTAACGAACAACGCAACAAACAATTTTTTGGAAACAATCGAACCGGTTTATACGCCGGGGACAATTAATTTTGATTTTGACAAATTCGATGCAGCTATCCAAGCGGCAGTTAGCGAGCTATCAGACGAGCAACTGGACCAGCTTGAATATAGTGACATCAAGAAAGAAATTACCCGTTATAAAGGACTTGATGACAAACTAGACGCTAAACGCAAAGAGATTTCAAAAATCTACAAGAACCCACTCACAGAGTTTGAGGGCAATTTGAAGAAATCACGCAAGCCATTGCAGGAGCTTGTTGACAAGTTGCGTACTAAACGTGATGAAATCGACAATCACCAAGTAATGCTCCGAGTTGACCACGTTAGAACGGTATTTGAAGAAAAATGCGAACTGGCAGGGCTAGACAAGGACACGTTTAAGGACAAGTACGACGGCTATTCTTTGAAGAAGTATTTCAAAGACAAGAAGATGGAACTCAAAAAAGAGACTATCGAAGAAATCGACGCTCTTGTTTTGGCTGAGTATGACCGACTTGAAGAATACAAGGGTAATGTTGCCATGATTGAGGAACAAGCTCTTGATTATGAGCTACCAGCGGAACCATACACTAGAGCGTTAAATAATGACACACCTCTTGTTGAAATCCTCAAGCAAATGAAAAAAGACCGTGATGCAGCCGTTGAACGCAAGCAGCAAGCAGAAGCCAAAGCGAAAGCAGAAGCGGCACGCTTGGCAGAAATTGAAGCCATGGCCCAACAGTCAGCTAGCGAGGAAATCAAGGCGGTTAACGCTGAAACTGGTGAGGTTATCGAAGACACTAAACCAGTCGAGGACGTGCCTAGCAAACCCGCTGAACCTTACAAGGTCAATCTTGCACTTACTTTCCATGGCGGTGAAAATCAATGGCATCAATTCGCTAAATTGCTTGATGATAACTTTGTAAACTATGAAATTCTAGGAGAAAATCAATGATTAATTCGACTGTGCTAGTTGGGCGCCTTACCCGTGACCCAGAGCTAAAATACACAACCAGTAACATCGCAGTAGCTACATTCAGCCTCGCCGTCAACCGCAACTTCAAGGACGCTAACGGCGAACGTGAAACAGACTTCATCAACTGCGTTATCTGGCGTCAGCAAGCTGAGAATTTGGCTAACTGGGCTAAAAAAGGTGCTTTGATTGGAATTACTGGACGCATTCAGACTCGTAGCTATGAGAATCAGCAAGGTCAAAGGGTATACGTAACCGAGGTAGTCGCTGAAAACTTCCAAATGTTGGAGAGCCGTGCGGCGCGTGAAGGTGGTAACGCTAATCAAGGAAACAATTTCCAAAACGGGAACGGTCAAGGTGGATACAACCAACAGCCAAACAATCAAGGCTATCAGCAACAACCGAACTTTGGGCGCAACGACCAAGTGCAGTCGCACGCTGCGAATACTACATGGCAAGGCAATCCGCTAGATATCGATGAAGACAGCCTTCCGTTCTAGGAAAGAGGTGGCGCATGGGGTTTAAACCAATTAAAGGGTACGAGGGTATCTATGAAGCGTGTTCCGATGGCACAATTTGGTCGAGTGAAGGCAAAGTGACTTATAGTAATTGGCACGGAAAGATTAGGAAGCGCGTCTGGAAGCGTAGAGAAATCAAGCCGCAGATACAAAAGCGAGTAAGAAGCGCACACAGCGACAAGCGGGTGAAGTTATGGAAAAACGGCGTGGTAAAAACACATCTTGTAAGTAGACTAATAGCCACTGCATTTATTCCCAACCCAGAAAATAAAGGTTTTGTTAACCACAAAAACGGAAACCCGCTAGACAACTCAGTTAAAAACCTTGAGTGGGTGACTAGGGCGGAAAATCAATTACACGCTTTTAAAACGGGGTTAATGAGCACAAACAAAAAAGTTACCTTGAAAGACCTATCAAATGGTGCAGAGTACCGCTTTAACAGCTTGGCAGATGCCAGTCGTTTTCTCGGTATGAATCATGGTTTTCTAAGTAACAGACTGAAAAGAGGTAAGGGAGTGGATGGATATGAAGTGGAATTGGTCTAAGGTGAAACTATGAAAATGACTTTAAATATCGAGCCTAAACCTCAAACAAGGCCACGATTTAGCAAATTTGGAACTTATGAAGACCCCAAAATGAAGGCATGGCGTCGTCAATGCTCGCAACTTATCGAGCAAGAATATGACGGGCAATTCTTTGACGGCCCTATTATGGTTGATGTCACCTTCTATATGAAGGCACCTTTGAGCGTATCAAAAAAACCTACGCCAAAGGCTAGAGCTAAAACGTGGGACGCATTCAAGAGGTTCATGTCCGAGACACTTTGGCATTTCAGAAAACCCGATATTGACAATTTGGTCAAAGCGCTCTTTGATAGCATTTCAAACGCTGGTTACAACAAGGTTGATAAGAAGGGTATCGTCTGGACGGATGACAGTATTGTTTGCGATTTAAGAGCTCGCAAGAAGTACAGTCCTAACCCACGCATTGAATTTGAAATCAAGGAGCTCGAATGAACAGCAAACGACAAAAGAAGGAGATCAATTGAGCAATGAAATATAAAGTTATAGTTTACTACGACAGCATGGAAGACAGTGAGCAAGTCTTCAGCAATAAAAACGATGCGATTAATGAATTACACAGATTAGGTGTTAAATATCGCAATGCAAGGAAATATAAGGTAGAAATGGTGGAAGTGAGCAATGGCTAAATTTATTAGAGTCACAAACATATCACAAGGAATTGACGTGGACACGATTTTAAATGTCGATGATATCGGACATATCTCTATTGGATCTAATATCATTTTTTGTAAAACACCGTTCGCAGACGGGACGAACCGAATTTATGTAAGAACCGAAGAGATTAAGAAGTTAGAAAAGATTTTGTTAGGAGAGGAAATTGATGATTAGAACGAAGTATTTACGTGAGGAAACTGACAATCTTAACCATCTAGGAATTGATAAAATAATCAATGATTTTCTTGCAAAAAACCCAAATATAGAAATTATTGATATTAAATATCAATCTAACGTGGCGGTAGCAATCTATGAACATGACTTTTGCAGAACGTATGATATATCAGCACTGATTATTTACAAGGAGAACTAACGATGATGAAAAGAGATGAAGCAGTACAGAAACTAGCAACAGTAGGGCGCATTTCAATGTCTTACGCAGAGGATTTATATGATTCGGTTTTTGAGAAACCAGTGGTGCCGCAATACGTGGCAGATTGGTATGAGGATAATAACGGAGATTTAAACGGTGCGCTTTTTATAATGGTGAGACTGTGGGATGAAAAAAGTAGAAATTCAGATTTTTATCGATGGTTTCGAAAAGATAAGGAAGCTTTCCAAACCCTCGTCAACATGCACCAGTTCGGCTATGAGGTCGAGAAAGAGCCTAGATATACGGTTAGGTTTGTTGGAATAACTGCAGATAACAGATATCTAAGCTGCGGCAGTAGCCGTGGTAGCTGGTTTCTGTGGGGTAACGAAGAAAGCCAAGCAATCCATACACGCCACACCCGCAAAGAGCTAGAAGCGAACGGTTTCGGGTGGGTTTTCGACTGCGAAGGCGTGGAAGTGAAAGAGGTAACGGATGAATAATCTAATTACTAAAATCAACGAGTGGGCTGACAAACGCGGCCTTAAGCAAGCTGACCCAAAGATCCAGTGGATGCGAATCACGGAAGAAGTCGGAGAAATTCGAGACGTACTCTTGAAACCAACTAAATTCACGGAACCGCAAGCAGCACTTAAGGACGCTATCGGTGACACGCTAGTAACAATCATCGTACTAGCACATCAATTAGACCTTGATGTGACTGAGTGTCTAAGTATTGCTTATGAGGAAATCAAGAATAGAAAAGGGAAGAATGATTAATGGCACATTCGTCAAGGAGGAAGACCTTTGAAAATGATTGTCTGGGCATTGTTTGACAGTGGGAATGGATCATATACCAAGGGGGTTAAATCCTTAAATAAAAATATCGAAATCTATCCGATAGGGATTGATATTGAAAATAAAAATCATCACTTCATCAATCTAAATTTAGCTGATTACAGTCGTTTATTTGGGAATAACGCTCTTTTTGACACATTAGACAAATTGCCTAAGCCAGATTTAATCATTTCTAGCCCACCTTGTGAAAGTTGGTCTAATGCGAGTGCGATGGACAGAGGTAATGCGTGCTGGAAACAAGAGCAGGGGGACGCTTTGTTTCAGCCACAACAACCCTTGTCGATATTTACTGTCAGAGATTACAAGGATTTTGAAAGATATCAATATTACCCAAATAAGCAACTCATGAAACGCATTAACGGGGAGTTGTGTGTATTTAATACAGTTGAAATCATTAAACGATATAAACCGAAATATTGGATCATAGAGAACCCAGCTCATGGCAGAATTTGGCAATACATCGAGAGAGTGCTGGGGTTCGAAATCCCGTTTGAAAATCATACAAGATACAACAATTATGACGACTATCCGATTTCTAAACCAACTCGATTTTCTGGAAATATTGAACTGAATCTTAAAAATGAAAAGAAGTCAAATGACATCAAATTTCAAGATTGGACGAAATCCTATAATGAGAGGTCAAACATTCCTCTGAGTTTGGTCTGTGAGATTTTCGAAAAAGTATATAAGGAGTTTATGAGTGAAACATAAAGATTTAACGATAGCAACGATTCTGTTAGTTGTCTCACTGACCATTAACGTGACTACAGTGCTGCGGGTAACCAATAGACCTATAGAAACGGTCGTTATCCACAAGGCAGACAATGCAGTGGAACTACACGGCAAGGTGACTGGAAAATCGATGGTCGGAAAGCTCTACACTGTTGATTGCGGTGCTTACGGCAAATTTCTTGTCAGTAAGGAACAGTATGACAGCGTTAACGTCGGGGATGATATTCCAAGTTACTTGAAAGGGAGAGGGAGCTAATGAACAAACGACAACGAAAAAAATTGGTAATGAGAAATGTCTCAAAACTTTATGATATGGCTTTCGAGCGAAATCGCTTTAGGAGAGACGTAGCTATTGTTTGTGGTAGAGGCCCAAGAAATACAAGAGCGCTTACGACAATGGTGGTTAAGAGAACTGTGTGCGAATTCGCCCCATTTGAAGCTGTTGGAATAACATTAGAGGGATATATCGCAGACCGCAAAGTGATACAGGAGCGGAGCTCATGAGCAAAACATACCAATATTCCGGACTGACCGAGGAATTATATCAACGGTTAGTCAGCGAGCATGCATCACTGAAAAAAGCACACAAAAAAGGCTCTTATAAGCAGTTCTTCCAAGAGGTCAAGCAGTGCAGTGAGTTACAAGCCCGCATCATTTATCAAGCCTTTAACAGTGCAGTCGTTGAACGTGCGAGGATATCACCAGCGACTGTCGACAGATTAGAAGGCATTATTTCCGATGAGTTATTCAACGACCTGCAAGACTATCTGTCTACGCACTACACAAGAGGGAAAACCACTAAACCGGTTTTGGATAAAACCAACGCAGGACTGCCAGAGGGGCTATTCAAGCGTTTCCGTGAGGAAGTGGAAGCTTTACGCAAGGAACACCCTAACGGCTTAAATAACTATATTAGATACGTCAAGGACTGCGACCAGAAAAATGCTAACAGGACCCAAAACGCCCTCAATCTGTGCTATGCGGAAAAAGCTGCACTAACGCCGTTAAAGGCAATCCAAATGGAAGGGTTACTTTCAAGAGAATTATTCAGCGAAATTATTGATTTTGTCTTCAATAACTATGAATGGAGCGAGAGATTGGACGACGAAGTTGATCGCATCATTCTTAAATATCGTAACAAAGGCAAGGTAGGTCGTGAGAAGACCACGGTCAAAAAAGCCTTATATACCGCCTATGCGTTAGGCGTGTAGCTAGAACGGTCTATGAGGGTTCGACTCCCTTGCTAGCTATTACCAGTCAATCTATATACGGAAAAGAGGAATCCTTTATTTTTTTCATTCAAATCAGCAGAAGCGTGACTGGTCGTGGATGCATCAAAATCCAGTAAATCTAAAACATAGAAAGTAGGTATTCCTTTATTTATTATTCACAAAATCTAAAGCGCATTACTGGTGGCGTGATTATTCAAGGCTTTATGCCTGCAATGCGGAAACTGGATAAAATTTCCATAATTCTACTACTTTATTCTTGAAAAGGAGAAATATCTCCGATAACGATTTTATCTATCGCAGGCTGTCAAGGGTTCGACTCCTTTGCCAGTCATTGTCTGTCAAAAATACACTAAAAATGGATATAGATTTTAGTGGCTTGGACACTTTTTAACACTTTTTTAACACCGGACAAGCTGACAGACCTTGTCCAAACAAAACCCAGCAAATTTAAGAAAAAAGGATGTGAAAAACCCTCTTTCTTATTGATATCTTGCATTACTAAAAAGCCAAAGATCTTGCTGGTGTCGATGGTTAGAAGGAGGTGATAAAAGGCTCACAAACTTAATCTTTTCATATCTCTTAATAACGAGCCGAAGAAAATAAAAAAGACCGACACAATGGCCGGCACTTTCTGAAAGTCAACACTACTATTATACCAGAGAGGGCTTAAAATGCTATTGCCGGAAATTGATGAAAAAGCAACAATCAAACGTTGCAAGCGCAAACTTCGAGAATACCCACGATGGCGAGAGATTGCACACGATAGCGCTGAACAGAAGATCACACAAGAGTTCACTTTTATGCCCAGAGGTGGCAGCGGAGTGAGTAGACCGGTGGAGAATATTGCAGTTAGGCGTGTTGATGCACTGAACGAGCTAGAAGCCATAGAGCAAGCAGTTAGCGGGCTATATCGTCCAGACTATCGCAGAATCTTGATTGAGAAATATCTAGCTTATCCACCTAAACCAAACTGGCAAATCGCCCAAGGAATCGGATTTGAAAGAACAGCCTTTCAAGAATTGCTAAATAATGCTATCCTAGCATTTGCAGAATTGTATCGAAATGGTCAATTAGTTGTAGAACGTTGAGATTTCGGTATTTTGACGGATAAAGCACGGTATCTTACAAGTGTTTAAAGTGGTATTATTATATTATCGAAGAAAAACGGAGACAACTCATTTTGTGGGTTGTCTTTTTTGATTATGCAGTGAAGGAGGTGGACATATTGGGCTAAATCAACGACAAAAACTATTTGCTAGCGAGTATATCAAGCTAGGGAATGGCACACAGGCAGCGATCAATGCTGGGTACAGTCCGAGAACATCGGGCGCACAAGCTGAGAAATTGCTGAAAAAAGCTGAAATAAAAAGCTTTATCACTGCCGAAATCGAGAAGATGCACGATGCAAACATCATGACTGCAAAAGAAGCCTTGTCCATTCTATCCGACATTGCTAGAGGGAAACGAGACGAAGAAGTCTTGATGATGAATCCTTTGACCGGTGAAGTTGAAAGGTTGATGAAGAAGGCAGACAACAATACAGTTATCAAAGCAATTGTTGAAATCTTGAAACGCTATCCAACGGCTAAACAGTCCGAGAAGTTAGAGCTTGAAATCAGAAAGCTAAGAGAGCAACTTGACAGCGGTGTTGAAGGAACAATGAACCTCAACATTGTCAATGCATGGGAGGATATCCCAGATGGCGACGATTGACATTCAGAAAAACGTTAACCCACATTTTAAAGTTGTTTGGCAGTCTCAAAAGCCTTATAACGTGCTGAAAGGTGGACGGAACTCTTTTAAATCATCCGTAATCGTGATGAAGCTTGTCTATATGATGATTAAGTACATCATGCAGGGCGAAAAAGCGAATGTAGTTGTTATCCGTAAGGTAGCTAATACGATCCGTGACAGCGTGTTTAATAAGGTCCAATGGGCCATTAGTCTATTTGGTCTGGATAACCAGTTTAGAGCCACTGTGAGCCCTTTTAAGATAGTTCACAAGCGTACTGGTTCGACATTCTATTTCTACGGTCAAGACGACTTCCAGAAACTGAAATCAAATGACATCGGAAATATCATTGCTGTCTGGTACGAAGAAGCGGCAGAGTTTAACGACGCTGAGGACTTCGACCAGTCTAACGTCACTTTCATGCGTCAGAAGCATGAGAAAGCCCCGTTTGTGCAGTTTTTCTGGTCTTACAACCCGCCTAGGAATCCATATAGCTGGATTAACGAATGGTTTGAGGACATCAAGACTAATGACAACTATCTAGCACACTCAAGCACTTACCTTGATGATAAGTTAGGCTTTGTGACAGAGCAAATGTTAGAGGATATAGAGCGTATCAAACAGAACGATTACGACTATTACCGTTATTTGTATCTTGGTGAAGCGGTTGGGCTTGGTAATCAAGTGTATAACATGAGTACATTCCACGCTATCGACAGCTTACCAACAGACGATAGACTTATCGGGATCTCGTTCGCACTCGATACCGGACACCAACAATCAGCGACTGCATGCGGTGCTTATGGTCTGACTGCAAAGGGTAATGTGATTCTGTTAGATACATTCTATTACAGCCCGGCTGGTCAAGTCGTCAAGAAGGCACCTAGCGAGCTGACTGTTATGATCCATGACTTTATCGAAAAGATTATGAAGCAGTACCGAGTGCCTAAGCTTAAAATGACCATTGATAGTGCAGAGGGTGCGCTTCGTAACCAGTATTTCAAAGACTATAGAGAACGCTGGCACCCAGTAGCTAAGAAGAAGAATCAGACCATGGTTGATATGGTTATCAGTCTATTAGCAGAGGGGCGTTTCTATTATCTTGATATACCAAGTAACAAGATATTTTACGAAGAACATAAGATGTACCGTTACGATGAAAAGACGATACACACAGACGACCCTAAAGTTATCAAAGAAGATGACCACACTGTCGATGAATTCAAATATTTCGTATTAGACAACGCTAGAGCGTTAGATTTGAAGGCTTAAAGGAGCTAATAATGGGAATAGTACAGGCCATTAAAGACTTATTCACAAGGAGTAAATACGTTATGACAACGGAAAGTCTAACTAATATCACAGACCACCCCAAAATTGCCGTGTCTATCGCTGAATATGACCGCATTAGGGAGAGTTTGAAATATTTTGCCGGTAAATATCCGCTTATCAAGTACACAGATAGCAACGGCACACCTCAAAAGAGGGCGTTCAATCACTTACCTATTGCTAGAACGGCATCAAAGAAGATTGCTAGCCTTGTATTCAACGAACAAGCTGAAATCAAGGTTGATGATGCAGTGGCTGACAAGTTCATTCAAGAGCAGCTTAATAACGACCGTTTTACAAAGAGCTTTGAGCGCTACCTAGAGTCATGCCTGGCCCTTGGTGGTCTTGCAATGCGTCCTTATATCGACGGTGAGCAAGTCAGGGTGTCATTTGTGCAAGCACCGGTCTTTCTGCCACTGCAATCGAACACTCAAGATGTATCAAGTGCTGCTATCGTTACTAAGACCACGAAAGGTCAAGGTAAGAAAGTAATCTATTACACGCTAATTGAGCTTCATGAGTGGTCTAAAGATGGCAAATATACCGTATCAAACGAGCTATACCGTTCGGACAATCAAAACATTGTAGGTCAGAGAGTGCCACTATCAGAGGTCTATGAGGACCTAGAAGAAACCGTAGAATTGCACGGTTTAAGCCGCCCGCTATTCACATATCTGAAAGCACCGGGCATGAATAACAAAGATATCAATAGCCCTCTTGGTCTATCTATCTTTGATAACGCTAAGACTACGATTGATTTTCTCAATGAGACCTATGACCAATTTATGTGGGAAGTTAAAATGGGGCAGCGCCGCGTTGCTGTTCCTGCTCAACTGATTAAGCCTGTTTACACTGAGGAAGGCGACAAAGTTGTTGTCCGACATCAATTTGAAGTAGGTCAGAACGTCTATGAGCAATTCGAGAGCAATGATATTGACGGTGGTGTTAAGATTACCGACCTTACAACACCTATCCGTGCAGAAGACTATATCAAGGCTATCAATGAGGGTCTGAGCTTGTTTGAAATGCAGCTAGGTGTGTCAGCTGGTATGTTTACGTTCGATGGAAAGAGCATGAAGACAGCGACAGAGATTGTCAGTGAGAACTCAGACACCTATCAAATGCGCAACAGTATTGTCTCACTGGTCGAGCAATCACTAAGAGAGCTAATCATATCAATGCTAGAGCTTGCTAAAGCTTACGGCTTATATAGCGGCTCAATTCCAGAGATGGACGCTATCAGCGTTAACCTTGATGATGGTGTCTTCACTGACCGAAACGCAGAGCTTGATTACTGGATTAAGGTAGTTAACGCAGGCTTTGGCACTGACACAATGGCCATTGAAAAGGTGCTTAACGTAACACCAGAGGAAGCCAAGGCAATCAAAGCAGAAATCAACGGGATCACGATTGAAGAAGCCAGCAACGATAGAAGCTTAGAAGATAAGTCGATTTACGGGGAGTAATAAGCAATGGCGAATAAGAAACCTATCAAGCTAAATGATCAGCAGCTAATGCTAGACGCTAGCCGTGTCGCTGATATATATCATCAAATGACAATGGACTTATTCGACCAAGTTGTTGACCGAATCAGAGAGCGTGGCAGTGCTAGCCTAGAGGATAACCCTTATATCTGGCAGATTGAGAAAATGAGTGAAATGGGCTTGCTCAACGATGAGAATGTCAAGCTTATCGCTGAAAGGTCCGGAGTAGCTGAGCAACAGTTACGCTACGTCATTCAAAACGAAGGCTACCAGATATACAAGGACACCAAAACCCAACTATTAGATTCAATGGGCGGTGGTGACTTTGTGGATAACAATCTTATCCAGATTAATCTCGCTAACTATGTCAATCAGACTATGGGGGATATCAACAACCTTATTAATACAACACTGCCAGTCAGTGTCAGGAAGGTCTATCAGTCCATAGTTGAGGAAACAGTGGCCAAGGTTGTCACCGGGGTTATGAACCCCACTCAAGCCGTATCTACTACGGTTATGAAGTGGGCAGATAAGGGTTTCTATGGTTTTACTGACAAGCAAGGGAAACGTTGGAGAGCTGACACATACGCTAGGACGGTTATTCGCTCAACATCATGGCGGGTCTATCGTGAAGCTAGAATGGCACCAGCTGAAGAAGTCGGAATCGATACATTCTATTACTCGATGAAGTCAACGGCCCGTGAAATGTGCGCCCCGTTACAACATCAAATAGTTACGCATGGCCCTGCTAGGACGGAGAAAGGTGAGCGCATCTATTCTCTATCCGATTATGGTTTCGGTAGCGCAGGCGGTTGTCTTGGTATCAACTGCCACCATGAGATAACGCCGTTTGTTGTAGGCGCTAACTATAAGCCAGACTTACCGGAACACCTAAAAGACCTAACGCCAGAGCAAGCTATAGAAAATGCTAACGCTCAAGCTAAGCAGCGAGCTATAGAACGCTCTATCAGAAAGTCAAAAGAGATGCTTCACGTAGCTAACAAGCTAGAGGATGACGAGCTAATAAGCAAGTATAAGGGGCAAGTTAGGAAACAGCAAGCGGCTATGAGGGACTATCTGAGACAACACCCATTCTTGTATCGAGATTATTCGAGAGAGAGGTATTACGATGACCCATTCAACCAAGCTAAAGCAGAAATCGAGCTGCGAAAGCAACAGAAAAAGAAAGCTGGTGATCCAACATCTTGACTGATAGGAACTAGACTATCATGACCTGTCGAATGTCGTAAAACTAGGCAAATACAGTCCACCGGACGTAAAACAAAGGAGTTTTAGACATGAGTTTAAAACGTGACATGTTAGTTGAAGCTGGTATCACAGATAAAAGTGTGATTGACAATATCATGCAAGCGTACGGGGCAGGTATTGAGAACGCTAAATCACAAGCTAAGTCCGAGCTACAAGCTGAAAACGACAGCCTTAAACAGCAACTTGAGCAACAAAGCAAAGCACTCGAAGACTTGAAAGCTAAAGAGGGAGCAAGTGAAGAAGCTAAGCAACAATTAGCGGACCTACAAGCTCAATTTGACACTTACAAGACCGAGAATGAAGCTAACCTTGCCCAAGTTAAAAAAACTAATGCGGTAGCTTTGGCATTGAAGGACGTAGGAGCTTATAACTCTGAGGACCTTATGAAGTTTATTGACCTAGACAAGATTGAACTAGGTGAGGACGGGAAACCAGTCCTAGAAGAAACTATCAACGGTCTAAGAGAAACAAGCCCATACCTCTTTCAAGCTCAAAGCGAGCCGCAAAACCCAAATATCACTGTTCCAGGCAATCCGGCGGCGGATGCTGGGCAAGATATTAGCGCAGAAGATAAAGCTCTATTTGAAGGCTTTGACAGCGTATAAAAAGAAAAGAGGTATTTAAAACATGGTTGTTAACTACGCACAGAAATTTGACAACAAAGTTGATGAACGCTTCACTAAGGAAGCTCTTTCAACTGGTATCATTAACCAAGATTTCGACTTCACTGGAGTTGATACTGTTAAAGTGTATTCTGTTCCTACATCTCAAATGAACGACTACACAGCTAGCGGTGTCAATCGTTACGGTACAGCGGACGAGCTCGGTAATACTGTTCAAACAATGGTATTGAAGAAAGACCGCTCTTTCACATTCACCATCGACAAGAAATCTGAACAAGACACTAACGGTGTCATGGAAGCTGGTAAAGCTCTTGCTCGTCAGCTTTCAGAAGTTGTTATTCCAGAAATCGACACTTACCGATTCGCAACTATTGCAGGCGGTGCTGACGCAGGTAACATCGTTACTGCCGCAGTCACTAAAGACAACGCTTATGAAGCAGTGCTTGATGGTCAAATTAAACTTACTGAGGCATTTGTTCCAACAGCAGGGCGCGTGCTTCATGTATCATCTAAATTCTACAAACTTATCAAACTTGACCCAGCATTTGTTAAACAGTCTGATCTTGGACAACAAATCACAATCAATGGTCAAGTTGGTATGATTGACGGCATGCCAGTAGTTCTTACACCGGGCCGCCTTCCACAAGGTGTTGAGTTCATTATTGCTCACCCAGTAGCGACTACATCACCAGTTAAGCTTGAAGATTATAAGATTCACGATAACCCACCAGGAATTAACGGGAAACTTGTTGAAGGACGTATCCGTTACGATGCTTTCGTTTTGGAAAACAAGAAGAAAGCTATCTACGTTCACAAATCAGCCTAATAGGGGGTAACTATGGCAGCAGCTAAGAAGAACGAAGAACCAACAGTTAACGGCGTTGTCTTGACCAAAGACGGCGTTAGCTTCACAGCTACTAATGATGTTGCTGTTTCAGCATTTCTTAATCTCGGTTACGAAATCGAGGAATAAACTAGAAGGCGGATAATACACCGCCTTTTTATTATGGAGGTGGTTAAAATCGCTTATCTAACTGAAAACGAGTTTGAAAAACTTGGTTTTGATGAGGTCGAAAACTTTGAAAAGCTACGAGCTAGAGCAGAATTAGCTATCAATATGTTTATTAGAAACCTCTATGACTTTGTTGATTTTGAAAAAGAACTGGAATATCGAAAGAAGGCCGTTAAATTAGCGACGGCTTTTCAGATTGCTTACTTGGATAGTAGCGGCATCATGACCGCTGATGAAAAACAATCAGTCTCTAGTGTGTCTCTTGGACGTACTTCTATTAGCTACAAGAACACGTCTAAGGCGTCCACTGAGGGCAGCCGGTATAATCTATCTCTTGACGCTTTGAATGCTCTTAAAGGGGCAGGATATGGCTATAGGGGGGTATGTTATGACCGTTATTGATAAACGCATGCTAGTTGACACTGTCACAATCAAAAAATTAACGGGTGAAACGGATGTCTGGGGAAAAGTAACATATGATGAGCCCACAACCCTTAAACCCGTTAGATTTGATAGACGGTTCAATGTCAGCGGGGCAACTAACAACCGTAGCGAATCAAAACCCAGTGTTTTATTTGTCTATCCGAAACATTGCCCGGTGGTGCTTGACGAAAGTTTTGAAAATGGCTTGATTAACGACGGTAAACGTGATTATAAGATTCGTTCCGTCATTCCAATTTACTATCCAAGGCAAAACAAAGTGTTTTGTTATGAAATTGAGGTGATCTGATGGGTGCTAATGTAACCGTTAAAGTTGACTTGCAAGGGCTCGAAAAGAAATGCAGTCCAGAGGCGGTCAAACGTGGAAAGGTCGCTATGATTGGGCAAATGATAACTGACATGCAGCCATTCATCCCTCGTAGAGATGGAACCTTGAGCGCTAGCGGCTCAGCTTTTAGCGATGGTATTAGATATCCGGGACCTTATGCAAGGGCTCAATTCTATGGGTCTAGTTACAACAAGAATAGGAGCTTTACTTTCAGCAAATACACTACACCCGGAACTGGTAAGCGCTGGGATAAGAAAGCTATTCCTAAGCATGGTAAGAACTGGGGCAAAGTTGCGCTTCGAGCTATGGGGGTTAACTAATGAACGATAACGATTTTTCAGAAGTTCTAGCAAACTTCATCAATACGCTTGGACTGCCGTTGAAATGCAAGCTTGATTATCTTTCCGAGAACGAAAGTCTTTCAGTCTATCCATTGCCGGGCGGCAAAGTGGAAGACGAAGACATGGCTGGTACTCAGATTCTATCGCTACCTTACGAGATAGCTATTAAATCAAAGGACCAGCAAAAGCTAAACGCTATTCTGTGGAAGATAAACACCGAGCTTTCAAAAATTGGCTTTGAGCTACCAAGTAAAAACAATTCATATACATTCCTAGCCTTGACCGTCGAGACACCGAGCTTAAACGATGCTGACGAGCAGGGCTTTTACATTTACTTGCTTGATTTGCAGGCAAGACTAGAAGTAGAAAGGAGCCTTAATTAATGGCTAAATTTAAAAATGCGATTCGCAAACACTATATCGCACCATTCGATTCAGAACATCCAGACACACCACCAACAGAAGACAAGTATCTGTGGATTGCCAAAGGTATCAAAGAATCTGCACCAGAAAACGACGCAGAAGATGATGACGTTGCTTACTTTGACGGCGATGGTACGAAAGAAAAAATCATCACTTCTAAATCTCGTGGCCGTTCATTCGAGGGACACCGTGATTATGACGATAAAGCTCAAAACTTTGTTGTTGAAAAAGAAGATGCCGTAGCTGATGATCTTGTGGTTTGGTACAAGGAAGTAGTGCCTAACGGTAAATACTACAAAGAAGGTCTTGCACGACTTTCTGAAATTGAAGTCGGAGACGGTGAAGCGTCAGAGCTTGAAACAATCAAGTTCCAAGTCAACTGGTCACGTACACCAGTAAAACATGACATCAGTGGCACACCAGTAGCAGCCGCAGCAGTAGCAACCGCTGGCACTGGTTCTGAAACTTCTGGACGTACAGCGTCACCAGATCCTAGTCGTTCTGGTGCTTCATCAGAAACTGGTACACCGGGAATCGGTGGGTAATCACTAATTAAATAAAACAAGATAAGACAACTTGAGGGGTGGGGTTTAGCCCTTCCCCTCTTTTTTCGTATTAGAAGGAGTAAATAAACATGGTAGTAATTAAAAAACGTAGCAATGTCATCCCTGTCGATTTCGGTGAGTTTCAACTTAATTTCCCATTATCAGATAGCAATCTAAAACGTATGGAAGAAGTCGGTAAAGATTTGGAAGCTAAAAGCATGATTATCCAAGACACAGACAACAAAGAAGCCATTGATGCGTCAAAGGGTTTTATTGAAGATGCTTTCAAACAAATCTTTGACGATGAAGAAGCGTTTAAACTTGTCTATGCGTTTGCTGGTGAATCAACAAGTATCGCCATGTTCTATCTGATTGAAACTATCAACGGTATTCGTTCTGAATTTGAGAATCAAAACTCAAAGGCAGCCTTCGATAAATATTTGGCTGAGTAATCATGCTAGATATATCACGAAAACTAACAGATAAGTTAGTAATCGATGATGAAGAATTTCCTCTTAATCTGTCCTTTGATAATGTTCTACGGCTCTTTGAGATGTGGAGGGATGAAGATGTTCCAGAGTTTGTTAAGCCGCATTTCGGTATTCGTATTTTGACCGGTGAGACTTTAGAAGACTTCACTGTTGAAGAAATGTCTGAGGTGTTTAACGAGGTCTTCGAAGAGCATATCAGTCTTTCAACAGTCGAGGACAACCATGTCGAGTATGACCTTGCTGGTAACCCTATGAAGACCACAGCAAGCAATGGCAAGCAAGAGCAAGCACCTTATGACATTCGTTTTGACGGTGACTATATCTATGCGTCGTTCTTGCAGGCCTATGGCATTGATCTATTCGATGTCCAAGGGGAACTTCACTGGAAAAAATTCAACGCTCTACTGTCTGGACTTCCAGAGGGTACCAAGTTCATGGAAGTGGTCAAAATCAGAAAATGGAAGCCGCAAAAGGGCGACTCAGCTGAATACAAAGAGGAAATGCGTAGGCTTCAGAAAGATTATGCTCTCCCTTACGAGATTGTCGAGGAAGATGAAGAATACGAAGAAGAATTTTAGAAAGGAGGGATAATCTATGGCAGATGGTACAGTCACCATCAAGGCGTTATTCGACGGGAAGGACGCTGAAAGTGGGGCTAAACGCATTAAGGGAGCTTTGGAAGGCTTGAAAGGTTCAGCCGGTAAGGTCGGTTCGGTCTTTAAGTCTGTTCTCGGAGCCAATTTAATCGGTGGCGCTATCATGGGCGGTATTAGTGCTCTTGGTGGTGGTATCAAATCCATGGTAGGTGAGCTCAATAGTGCAACAAAAGCGTGGAAAATGTTCGATGGGAATATGGAACAGATTGGGATGCCTACTGACCAAATTAGACAGGTCAAAGGTGAGTTGCAGGACTTTGCGACAAAAACCATCTATTCAGCGTCTGACATGGCCGCTACCTACTCTCAGTTAGCAGCCGTTGGAACAAAGAACACGACGGAGCTTGTTAAGGGCTTCGGTGGTCTTGCGGCGGCAGCTCTAGACCCTCAACAAGCCATGAAGACCTTGAGCCAACAAGCTACCCAAATGGCAGCTAAACCTAAGGTTCAATGGCAAGACTTCAAGCTCATGATGGAACAAACGCCTGCCGGTATTGCCGCAGTTGCGAAAGAAATGGGCATGAGTACCGATGAAATGGTCAGAGCAGTCCAAGACGGCAAGATTAAGACCGAGGACTTCTTCGATGCCATAACTAGAGCCGGTAATAATCCAGTATTCAGTAAGATGGCAACAGAGTTCAAGACCGTTGACCAAGCGATCGATAGTATGAAAGAGTCTATCGGTATTAAATTGATGCCACAATTTGAGAAACTCAATCAGATTGGTATCAAAGCGGTAGTAGGGTTAACCGATGCCATTGAAAGAATGGATTTCAACGCTATTGCTGACAAGATTGGCAGTGGGTTGCAATCGCTTTGGAAAGGCTTCTCAAATACGGGAGCCTTGAAGAGTCTAGGCGCGACCTTCACTTACATCTCAAGCTCAATCAAGCAGTTATTTAGCAAGATTGACGGTAGCAAGCTTATGCAGGGCATTGGGTCAGTGTTTGGTGATATTGCTAATGGTATTTCGCAAGCTTTGAATATCGCTACCACATCAGTCAGAAGTTTCATCAGCTCGTTTGCTGACACAGGAGCTTTTCAATCGTTCAAAGCAGCAGTGCAAGATACGTGGAACGCTCTTAAAACTATCGGTTCCTCATTCGGTGAGGTCCTCGGTAGCTCACAAATGCAGTCAATCATTGCAGGTATTGGCTCAGCTCTTGGAACGCTAGTAAACTGGATATCTCAAGCTATTTCAGCAATATCTAGGTTCATCAGTGCAATTCCGCCGGGAATCTTAAACGGAATCACCAGCGGCATTTTAGCAATGGTAGCAGGGTTCATGACTGCCAAGGCCGGTATTTCTGCCGTTAGTGCTGCATTGAGAGGGCTTGACTTTATCAAGAGCCTTAACCCATTCAAGAAATTTGGAAGCGATGCGGCAGAAGGAGCAGCAGAAGCCGCTAACGGCGCTAGACGCTCTAAATCAACTATTACGCAGTTGTTTAGCGGGATGGCTAATGTCATTAAGTCAGCAGGAACTAGCATTTCAACGGCTGCAAAAGGTATCGGGACAGGTCTATCAACCGCCTTTAAAGGTTTGGGACAAGGTATTAAAGCAGCCTTGCAAGGATTGAAAGGTGTCAGCTTTTCAACATTAGCAGGGTTGGGAACTTCGGCTGCAATCGCAGCAGTCGGAATCGGTGCAGCAATCGCTCTTGTTGTTGCTTCATTGGCGTTGCTAGCTACGCAATCTCAGGGAGTTTCACAAATCCTCGGGGCTTTAGGTGGTGCAATTAGTACAGTTGTAGGAGCTATCGGCGGTGCAATGGCAACGGTAATTGAAGCGTTCGGAACTGCATTCGCTACAGTCGTTACAGCAGTAGGGCAAGCGGCTCCAGGGCTTGCACGTTTAGCACCGCTAGTAGTTGCGGTTGGTGCGGCTATTGGTCAAGCTGCCCCAGCCATCACGGCATTTGGCAACGCTTGGACATCCATTTTAGGAACTATCCCAGGCATTATCAGTGCTTTCAGCGGTTTGGCTACCGCTCTAGGTTCTGCAATCAGTGCAGTAGCTACCGCTATCACTCCGATTGTTCAAATTATCAGCAACACTATCACGGCAGTAGCACAAATCATCGCTAACGCTATCGTGGCAATCGCTCCGGTTATCTCGAATTGCATTGTCCAAGTTGCTCAAGTAATCGGTCAATTTGGACCACAGATTGCAATGGTTTTGCAAGTGATTGTCCAAGCTATTCAAGCAACGGCACCAGTCATTATGACCTTGATTCAAGGGATTGTGACAGTCGTTCAGACAATGGCACCGGTTATTAGTCAAGTGATTTCTGCCATTGTTACAGTCGTTCAAACTCTTGCACCGATCATTAGCCAAATCATTTCAGCTATTGTGACAGCTATCACTCAAATCGTACCTATCATCACAGCGATTGGTGGTGTGATTAGTGCTGCATTTAGTGGCATTGCATCGGTTGTGTCAGCCGCTGGAATGGCTATCGCTACCGCCGCAATGGGTATCGGTACGGCTATTAGTACGGCTCTTAGTGGTGTGGCAAGTATCATTAGTGCTACTGGTTCCGCTATTGGCGCAGCCTTGCAAGGAATTGCTAGCGTAGTGCAATCAGTCGGGACTTCTATCGGTACAGCGGCTCAAGGTATCGGAAACGGTATCAAATCAGCGTTTGAAGGTATTTCAAGCGTCATTACATCAGCCGGCAGTGCAATCAGTAGTGTATTGAATAGCTTAGCTAATGTGTTTAACTCAATCGGTACCGCAGCGCAAAAGGCTGGTAATGGATTCAATCAACTTGCCAATGGTGTCGTTAAGATTACCAATACCAATCTTGCGGACATGGCTGCATCTCTTGCAGCGGTTGCCAAGGGGGTTGGTTCTATCGGTGATAATTCAGCGGGACTTGCCACAGCGGGTACTGGCATGAAGAACCTTGGCGACGGCATGAGTAAGGTGTCTAGCTCAGCGTCTAGCGCTGTATCTGGATTGACATCATTCTCAAGCACGATTACAAGCATTCAGTCATCATTCGCTAACTTACAATCATTGTTGACTACGGCAGGAACAGCGTTCAGCACGTTCTCTAGTCAAGCTAGTCAATCGCTTGCTGGGTTAACTGCTATTGTAGCCCCTATCACAGCGTTTAGAACGCAAATCATGACACTAGCACCAGCATTGATGGTTGCTGCGACTGGTTTAACTCAGTTCAGTACCGTTTCAATGTCATTGACTGCTAGCATGACTTCTATCAGCTCAAGCATGACTATGTTAACTACTAGCTTAACTATGTTAGCTACTCAGTTGACTATGATCACTACGAGCATGACCATGATGTCAACTAGCTCAACCATGCTAGGTACTAGCTTAACGCTTGTAGGTACTCAGTTCACAATGATTGGTACATCACTCATGATGCTTAACAGTCAATTTATGATGTTTGCAAGCAGTTTGATGCAAATGACTTCACAACTCATGATGGCGGGCTCAGCAGTGACCATGTTTGGTGCTCAACTCATGACTGCTCAGACTGGTTTCAGCATGGTTTCCATGATGGCTACTATGGTTTCTAGTCAGCTTGCTATGCTTGCTAGCTCAGCACAAATGGCTGGAGCTGGACTTGCAATGGTAAGTGCTCAAGTCATGATGTTAGCTAGCGTATTCGCTACCGTGGGAGCGGCTGCCATGACCTTGCAGGCTACAATGATGTCATTAGGCATGGCAGTAAGTGCAGGCATGATGTCAGCGGTTCAAGCGGTAACGTCCGGAGCTATGCAAATGACGGCTGCTCTACGTTCGAGCGGAATGCAAATGGTTGCTAGCACGCAAGCCTTCATGAATCAGATTGTTTCAGTGGTCCGCAATGGTATGAATCAAGTGGTTGCGGCTATTCGTGCCGGTGGTGCTCAAATGGTATCAGCTATGCAAGCAAGCGGTCAGCAATTAGTTGCCGTTACGCAAGCAGCCGTTAACCAAGCGGCAGCCGCTGCCAGAGCGGGATATGGAGCGTTCTTCTCAGCAGGGGCTTACATGGGTCAAGGTCTTGCCGCTGGTCTTAACTCAGCTCTTGGAGCAGTTACAGCAGCAGCTAACGCCTTGGTGGCACAAGCGGAAAGAGCGGCACAAGCTAAAGCCAAAATCCATTCACCTTCTCACTTATTCCGTGACCAAGTTGGTTGGTATATTGGTCTTGGTATCGCTAGAGGTATCGACGAATCAGCACCAGAGGTAGCTAATAGCCTTGATTACATCCGTGACCAAGTCAACGGCTTCAACGTTCGAGCTAATGCCATGCTCACTGGTGCCACTTCAAACATGGCTAGTCAGCTTAAAATGGAAGTCTTGCGTGATAAGACGCCAGACGCCACTATTTCAGCACGTCAAGAAGCCTATGCTGCTCACTCAGCGGGCTTACTTGGTGATGTGATTGACGCTCTTGGAGAGCTTAAAGACCAAGTGGCACAAGGTCAAAACATGGTGTTAGACACTGGTGCTCTAGTCGGTGGCACAGTTAATAACTTCAATAGTGCCATTGATACGATTAAAACTTTGAAAGGACGACACAGATTATGATTACCAAAATCAAAGAGTATATAAAATTTGGCGATTTTAATAGCCGTGATTCTGGGTGGTACCTTCAAAAACGTGAAGCACCTACCCCAGACGAAAAAGAGATTGTCGAGTCTATCCCCTTTATGCAGGGAGTCCTCGATTTCTCTAGTGTTCTGGGGGAACGTGTTTTTGAACCTAGAGAGATTACATACGAGTTCAAGCTACCATTTACGGAGTATGAAGACCGTAAGAACGCTGAACATATGATTAAGTCTCAAATGGTTACTAAGACGGAACGAAAATTATTTGATACGCATGACCGCCGTTATTATTGGATGGGCAAGATTAAGCACATCAAGGTAGCTGATGATCCGATTAAGAAGAATCTAGTGGCTACTATCACATTCAAATGCTATCCATTCGCTTTTCACGAAAACGAATACTTCGATGATGTATGGGACACATTCGATTTTGAAAGTGATGATTCAACATGGACTAAATGGCAACTTGGATATACGAAATCAGAAAGGACAATTTACTTTGTTAATTCTGGTGATACATCTATCAGTCCGGTCATTTATTGCGATGAAGATATCACGCTTACCGATTCAGAAGGGGTTATTTACAATTTGAAACGTGGTGAAAACAGGGAGTTTGCATTGACACTTTATCAAGGGATCAATTATTTCAAAGCTAAAGGCAACGGCACGATTGCCATGCATTTTAATAACGAGGTGATGGCATGAGTGCAAGCGGTAAAATCGAAGTATTTAACATCAGCCACACGGGCTATGCTGTCAAGGTTTCAAATCTCAGAAATGATACTGGTATCAAAGGGGTGGTATTCCCAACGTGGAGCAGAAAGACAAACTACTCGCCTAGTGCCGGAAAAGTTATCGACCAGGACGACATCATTTGGTATGACGGTGTTGAATGGGGTGGTAACTGGTACTGTACTGTTAACGTCTCAGACCATAACAATGAGCGTGGGGAGTTTCTAACGCATGTCTATGTATCTGACAATAACGGTCAACTTGTCGGAGTTGGTGGGGAGAAAATCGTGGTCCCAGAGCCACCCGAAACCGCTAAGCAAAAGGGCGGCTATGCCGTTTATTGGTGGAGCGATTTCAACGCTAGACGTTGGGATAAACTCAATCGCACCACGTATGGACGCAAGACTATTCATGACCCGTACAGCCCAAGAGGGGGCACGGTTATCGTCGGTGAAATCAACCAAGCTCTAAACACTATTCATGAGTTCTCGTTTGCCGTCCCATTTACGCACCCTCTTTACAATAAGATGGTGCCGTTTAAGTCAATCGTTGAGGTTGTCAACCTTTACGACGGCAAAGTTGAGTTCGTGGGCAGAGTGTTGACATCTACTAACGAAATGACAACGAATGGATTCGCTCAGAAAGTGACCTGCGAGGACTTCCTTTCATTCTTGCATGATTCCGCTCAATGGTTCCAGAAATTACCGAACCAAGGAGCAGCACCTTACTTAACTGAAATTTTAAGGGTTGCTAACGGAGAGGTCGAGGACTACAAACGCATTAATCTTGGCACTTGTACGGTTAACAGTAGGACGGATAAGCCTTGGCGTTATCTTGGATACGAGAGCACTTGGGACTGTGTTCGAGAGCGTATCATTAACAATATTGGGGGATATTTGACCATTTACGAGCGAAATACTCGCTTATATGTGGACTGGACTTCCCAAATCGGTGAAACCAAAAAATCACCGCTTCAAATTGGTAAAAACATCAAATCTGCCAGTCGTGCACTCGATTTTGACGGTTTGGCTACTCAAATCATGCCAATCGGTGCTGATATTCAAAAGGAACATCCAGACGAAGACCAAAGCCCTGATGTCACCAGAGAGCAGTTGACCATTTGGCACGTCAACAATAACAGTGCCTATTTAGAAGACAAAGAGCTTATTAAAGAGTTCGGTATCATTCGTAAAGCTGTAATTTGGACAGAAATTGACAATCCTAGCGTCTTGCTCGCCCGTGGTAAGCAGTATTTACGTAACCAAAAGATTGCACTCGCAAAATGGACGATTTCAGCGGTAGAGCGGTATCTGATTGATAGCCGTTACGATAAATTTGAAATCGGAAATAAGCACCCGATTATCAATGCGCCTTTAAGTGGTATTGAAACGTTGCAAATTTTAGAGAAAAAAATTGATATCCTAAATCCACAATCAGTTGATTTGACTATCGGCTCACAATCTCAATCGCTCGCAACATATCAATTGCAGTTACAAGAAGCTGAGAACTCAATCGAGCGTGTTAAACAGAACACATCAACTGCTAACAAAGAGAAGCGCTTGAAAGCCTTGCAAGACCAACTTGCAGCACTTAAGAACAAACCTAGCACAGCACCTACAGCCCCAACAGCACCAACACCGCCAAGCTCTAACGCATCAGCGGACGAGATTGCCGCTTATGATAAGCAATACGCTGATTATTTGGCAGCCAAGGCTAACTATGACAATCAGTTAGCATCATTCAACATGGACGAACAAGAGCGTGCAAGAACAATCAAGGATGTAGAAGCTGAAATTGCTAGATTGCAACAAGAATTAAATGGAGGTAATTAAACATGCCAGAAATCGAAGCAGAGGGACGTTTGAACCTCTACGATGATGTCACGCCCCTTGAGAACACTAAGAACATTAGTGTCTTGACTAAGGCAATCCGTAAGAAAACAAGAGGGGCAGACGTTCGGGAAGCCATCGCCAAGGCTATTGAGACGACCTACGCAGACGGTGCTACTAACGGTAATACCAACATGGAAGTTATCAAAGCCCGTGGGCTTGCCGGCAACCTTGATGACCGTCTCAGCACTATCGAGAACACGCTTAACGGCAAGGCAAGTGCTGATTTTGTTGAAAAGAAATTTAACAAAATTGAATCCAATGCCCCTAAGGCTGTTCTTAATTCGCTATCTGAAATCAGTAGCACTTATCCAAACGGTGCAAATGGTATCGTTGTAGCCAAAGATACGGGCAAATGGTACTACTACGACGAAGGAGCTCGCTCTTGGAAAGAGGGTGGAGTCTATCAGTCTAGGGGGCTTGGTGGTAACGAAGTTACCGCTGATAATATTGACTTTGCCCAAGGTATCAAGCAAATGCTTACTGACCGAATCACCGGTACGTTTTGGGTTGAAAATGGCGGGAAGATTATCAATGACAACAATAACGATTGGAGCCGTTATCTTCCGGTTAACTTGTACAAGGGCAAGACTTATTACATTGTCGGTGTTCGTGGAGTGCTGTCTTATGTGACCTCGGTAGATGGTAGTCGTATCATTAAGAAATTAGCGAATAGCGACGTGGTGACCAGTACAGAATACACACCATCAGAAGATGCAATCCTCTATATCTCTACTCGAAATAGTGACGCTAAACCTAAGGTTTTCAACGCATCCGTGGCAGAAATTGCAGCGGCTAACGTCGACATGAACAATCTTCCAGACGGCTATATCTCGCTTAAAATCCCTAAATTGTCGGTTGACGTCAAAGCGACTGATCTTGATTTTGTAACCGAGATTAAGCAGCTTATTGACGAAAACACGCTAACCCGCGGAAAATACTACAATGGTACAGCTAAGCAAACGGGCGATTCTAAAGATTGGGCAATATATCCGCCTTTCTATCTTGAGAAAGGCAAGAAATACGGCTTGAAAGATGTTCGAGGATTCTTTACTTACTATTTCAGCTTGGATGACCGTAGATTGAAGCAGTTTTCTTCAAACGATAATCTGATTAGTGAAGATTACACGCCGTCTGAAAATGGCTATTTGCTCATCACTCGACGGCTTGCAGACCCAGCTTCTAAACTCATTCAAGGTGGGCTTGGTGCAGCATCTAAACTGCCTAATCTAAACTATGGGGCAAGTGCGTTGGAAAGTAACACGCCAATCGCTTTCCCAAAACTAAAGAATGAGTACACGATTAAGAAAGTGGCAGGCGATTTCAGCACTTTGACCGAAGCTATCAAGGCTCTTGGTTCTGGGAGTGCTGACAACCCTATCACGCTATACATCCATAGTGGAGAATATGACATCTTACAAGAGCTAGGCGGGGATAACTTCCTTCGTGAAGTCGAGAATACCAACAGCGAACGTCAAGGAATTGAAGTGCCAGACTACGTTAATATCATTGGTGTCGGTGATGTCCGTCTTAAAATGGATGTTCCAGATAGCAAGACTACTCGTAACACGTCAAGCCGTATCAGTGTTTTGAATGCTTGGCGACACAACACAATCAAGAATATTAAGATTACTGTTAGAAACACACGCTATGCAGTCCATGACGAAACAAACAATCAGTACAGTAACAACGATATGAAATATATCGATTGCTACTTTGAACACCTCGGGAACAAGGATGGCGTTTGGAACTCAACGCAAGCCTATGCGGCTGGTATGGGTTCGGGTGGTAGCTACCTTTTTGAAAACTGCACATTCAAATCAACAGCATTGCCATTCTCGATGCACGATAATTTCAACGTTGAATCAAACCGTGTCAAGATTTCAAAATGTACTTTCATCACCGGAAATGGTGAAGAATCAATTCGTTTTGGGTCTTACGGTACAGGAGCCAAGAAATCAATAGTTACTATCGAGAACTGTAATATTGATAAGAGCGTTAAGCTATTCGAGGAACAAGGCGGATCACGCCATGGAAACCATTTTGCCGTTTCGGGTGGTGGTAATACGATTGTGCCATACATCAACATCAACAGTGCGGGCAGAAAAGAGCGTGTGGAATTTGCGGATGAAGTGAGAACGCTGAAAAATACTAGTCAGACTAAAATCACAATCGGTACGCCGGTTAAGTTGGTCGGTAACTCAGTACAGCCGTTAGGAGCTGATGAACCTTGGCGTTTCTACGGTGTATCGCTCGACGACATTGAACCTAACGCTATGGGTGTGATTAAGTACGCCGGCTACGTCGCTAAAGATGATACTGGCATCAGCTCATTGACAATGGGTCAACGCATTGGCTTGGTTAGTGGTCGTTTAGCAGCGGTGGATTCTAACGACTTCATCGCTTATGCCACTGACGGCAATAATATTCTTTTGAAATAAGATTAAAAATGGGGGTTAAATAACATGTTAAGGAGTGTGAAATGCACAGCAAACCAGACGGAATTTTCGGAGTATTCGACGTAGTCCGAGATTTCTATGAGCACGGTATTGATGACCATCTTTGGGTGTTTATACTCATGGTGATTATCTTTTCAGATATCGTCGTGGGTGTGTCCAGGGCTTGGGCTGCCCATGAGTTTTCAAACTCAAAATTTCGTAAAGGACTAGTCAGCCACACGGCAATGATTACATTTGTAGCCATATTCTATCCGTTCGCTGTATTCATGAATTTAGGCGGTGTACTCGATACATTTATCTTTGCCATGATAGCCGCTTACGGCTCTAGTATTTTGGCTAGTCTATCAGCACTAGGGGTTGAAATCCCTTATATCGACAAGTATGTTAAGAGAAATATTGATAAAGATAAATTCTTTCTCAATGAAGAAAAGGAGAATAATGACAATGATTAATTTTAAACTACGCTTACAAAACAAAACTACTCTCGTAGCTCTTATCTCAGCAGTATTCTTGATGTTGCAACAATTCGGGCTTAATATCCCTAGCAACATTCAAGAGGGCGTAAATACTCTTGTTGTAATCTTGGTTATCCTCGGAATCGTTACGGACCCAACTACTAAGGGCGTCGGAGACAGTGAACGAGCATTAAACTATAACCAACCTCGTGAGGACTAGCTTATGTCTAGACTCATGACCTCTATCAACCAAGTCGAAGGGGGCGACATTCTCAAATCTGGGGATGTTACTTCCGTCTTTGGTTTTGAAATTCTAGGGGCTGATGGAAAGCGTATGGAGATTACCGGAGTTGGTAAGCTCACGCTGTCAAACGATGAAACCGTGGCACTCTATCAAGATGTTACCGTTGAAAACGGACATTTTACCTTTGCCATGGGGGGTGTGGTTGAGCCCGGCACTTACTACCTCGAAGTTAAACTGAATGGACATATCTTCCCGTCTAATAATTTCAAGGTGAAAGTCAAGAGTTCGCTAAACATCGATAGTGCGATCCCATCGAAAAAAGACCCTAAACTAAAACTACTAGCGGATGAATTGCGAGAGTCTGGTTTAATCACTGGTAGCAGTGATACCACAGAAGACCTCGTAAATGTATACAATCTTGCTAAAATTTGAAAGGAATAACTAAATGAGTAAATTACATGATTTTGCCCAAGCCGTTGGTGCTGATATCAAGGAAATTAAAACAGCATTGGCTGGCAAGGCTGAGAAAGGCGAAGTAACCG